GCAAGACAAGCGTCTAAGTTGACTCTGCCATACATTATGCCTGATGAGGGCTTCGGTTCTCACAGTCGATTAGATACCCCTTTCCAAGGCGTTGGGGCAAGAGGAACTAACAATCTAGCATCAAAACTATTACTCGCACTCCTTCCCCCTAACGCCCCCTTTTTTAGACTGAATGTAGATAAGTATGCTTTGGCTGCCGAAGGTGCAGATGCAAGTATGTTATCTGAAATAGAAGCAGGACTTCAACAAGTAGAAGATTCTGTGATGGAAGAAATCAGTCGTGAAACATATCGTGTAGCAATCCATGAAGCACTCAAGCATCTTATCGTTACTGGTAATGCTTTAGTATATATGCCTGATGATGGTGGTATGAGAGTGTTTCATCTTGACAGATATTGTGTAGAGCGAGATGCTATGGGTAATATCTTGTACATCTGCACAAAAGAATCTCTTTCATATATGTCTTTATCCGATGAGCTAAAGGAGCTTGTTGGTATCCAAGGTGAAAGTGCTGACGAGACAATCAATCTATACACAGCAGTATGTCGTAAGAGTGACCATTGGTATGTCTACCAGGACATCAATGGTGTTCGTATTCCATCCTCAGAAGGTAAATACAAACTAGACAAGAACCCATTCATACCTCTACGCTTTACTCGTATTGATGGTGAAGACTATGGTCGTGGTTATGTAGAAGAATATCTAGGAGACCTACAATCACTTGAGTCTCTTACACAAGCTATCGTTGAAGGTAGTGCAGCAGCAGCTAAAGTATTGTTCCTTGTTAATCCTAATGGAACTACTAGAGCTAAGACATTAGCAGAGTCACCTAATGGTGCTATCTCTCAAGGTAATGCAGCTGATGTATCAGTCCTTCAACTAAATAAATTTAATGACTTTAGAGTTGCCCAAGAAACTATCAATCAAATTAAAGATAGACTTGGACACGCTTTCTTACTTACATCAGGAGTTGTTCGCCAAGCCGAGCGAGTGACTGCTGAAGAAATAAGAATGTTAAGTATTGAGTTAGAGTCAGCCCTTGGTGGTCTATACTCCCTACTCAGTACAGAACTTCAGATGCCAATGGTAAATAGATTATTGGTAGTTATGAAGAAAAAGAAATCACTACCTGACCTACCTAAGAATGTTGTTAATCCTGTTATCATTACAGGAGTAGAAGCACTCGGTCGTGGTAACGATTTACAGAAACTTGACTTGTTCCTAGCTGGGGCATCTCAAGTTGTTGGAGCAGAAGCAGTAGCTCAGTTCGTTAATGTAAGTGAATACTTCAAGCGTAGAGCTACATCACTTGGTATCAAAACTCAAGAGCTTATTAAGTCTCCTGAACAGATGCAACAAGAAGCTCAACAAGCCCAACAAGCAGCGATGATGCAAGCTGCTATACCTAATGGTGTAAATGCTATTAGTAACCAAATATCTAAAGCTCAAGACGGAGCGAATATGAATCAACAATTAAGCGAGTAAAATGGAAAGAGTAGTAATACAAGAACACAGTGAGGAAGAAAATATCTCACTAGAAAAGCAAGCTCAAATGCAAGATGAAGCTGCTAAAGCTAGGGGTCAATCAATCGTATCTGAAACTGAACAAGTAGCAGAGACAGAGACACCTATTGAAAATGAACGCCCTGAGTGGCTACCTGAAAAGTTTGAATCTGCCGAGGACATGGCACAAGCCTATGCTGAGTTAGAGAAGAAACAATCAGAACCTAAAGAAACAAAAGAAGCGAAGAAGACTGATGAAGCCCCTGCTCCTTCTAATGAGGTCATCTCAAGTGCGACTGAAGAATTTACAAATAATGGGGAACTATCCGATGCGACTTATGATAGTCTTGCACAGGCTGGTATCCCTAGAGAAATGGTCGATGCGTATATCGCAGGACAGCAATCATTAGTAGATGCTCAGACTAATGCTATCCACGAAACAGTTGGTGGTGTTGGGGAGTATGAAGCTATGGCTAAGTGGGCAGGTGAGAACCTATCCGATGAAGAGCTAGATGCTTTCAATACTATTGTAGAGGGTGGAACTGTAAGCCAAGCAACTGTTGCAGTTAAAGGTTTATATGCTCAATACAAAGCTCTAGGAGGTGGTGAGCCATCACTAGAAAAAGGTGGGACTTCTGCTGCTGATGCTGGTGCTAAACCATTTGCTTCTGCTGCCGAGGTAACAAGAGCAATGAGAGACAAGCGATATGCCGAAGACCCTGGATATAGACAGATGGTCGAGAACAGACTGAAAGTCACAACAGCAATATAATATGACAGACGAATTATTAGGACTCGGTGCAGGTAGCACCATGGGCTATGTATTTAAATTCATAGCTACAATGCAACAGCAACAAGCTGCAACTGTAGAAAGTTTAATCAAGAAACAAAACGCTGCTGATGAAAGTGCAGACAAAGCTGCTAAACGAAGCAATGATGGTGTTTGGGTTAGACGAGGTATAGTTGCTACAATTCTATTTGCTGTAGTTATCATTCCCTTTATCATGGCGTTCCAAGAACAAGGGCTAACAATCTCAAAAGAATCTAACTTCTTAGGATTGTTTACTTTTGAAAACTATAAAGAATTGTCAGGAATGGTGCTGATTCAGGAAGTAAGAGTAGCTCTTCTAAGTATCATTGGTTTCTACTTTGGTTCATCTCAAGTGAAATAATATGAATGAAATTATTAACACTATTTGTGTTGGGTGTTTACCTAACCCTTCCATTAAAAGCTAATGAAATCTTGTTGCTCTCAGACTTCGTGTCAAAAATCCCATTGTGGGAAGTGTATCCTAATAGTAGCCCAAAAGTTATTGGCGACAATGGTAAAGCGTTTGGTTACTATCAAATCACTTCTATTATGGTTAAAGACTACAATCGTATCAGTGGTCAAAACCTTAACCACAAAGATTGTTTCGACCCTACAATTTCTAAAGAGATTGCTTATACAGTCCTGTCGCATTATTCTGCGTATATTAAAAGACAAGGAATAGAGCCTACTGTAAAGCATTGGTTGTTTATTTGGAATGGTGGTGGTGGTGCTTGGAGACGAGTACACAATCCCATTAACGACAATAAGCAACTACGATTGGAAGCATACTCTAAACGAGCTATGACCTTCCTATAACTTTCGTTGAAGATTAATAAGCACAATGCCCTCTGAGGAGGATAACATTTGGTAAGCAGATAATCGAAGACAAAAACAATAAACTAAAATCAAACCCCTAATATAGAAAGACTAAAACTATGGCAAATGGTAATACATCTCCAAGTAGAACTGGTCTGATTTCAGGTGGTTCTGACAATGATGCGTTGTTTCTCAAAGTCTTCTCAGGAGAAATCTTGACTGCTTTTGAGCAAAACAATGTCATGAAAGACCTACACTTAATGAGAACTATCTCATCAGGTAAGTCTGCTCAGTTCCCTGTATCAGGCATTGCTTCTGCTAAATATCATACTCCAGGTCAGAATATCGCTGACGCTGACAACTCATATTTGAGTTCAATAGGAATGAATGAGCGTGTCATCACAATTGATGATGTTCTTGTTTCATCAACATTCATCGCTAACATTGATGAGTTAAAATCTCACTACGATGTTCGCTCAATCTACGCACAAGAACTAGGTAAAGCTCTAGCTAAACGCTTCGACATTGCTACAATGAAGACTCTGTTTGCTGCTGCTGGTTCTGCTGCTGCTGCTCCTCAAGCTGGTGGTAACTCAATCACTGGTGCTACAACTAACACTGCTTCTGGTATCATTGACGCATTATATGCTGCTGCTACTAAGTTAGATGAAGTTGAAGCTCCATCTGAAGGTCGTTACGCTATCGTTACTCCTGCTCAATACTACAAGTTATTGACATCTGATAATGTTGCTATCAACAAAGACACTTCTGGTGGTTCTGCTGATGCAGCTAAAGGTACTATCGTAGAAGTAGCTGGTATCCAACTCAAGAAAAGCACTAACTTCCTTGAAATCATTGCTGAAGGAAACATCTCTGCTGCTGGTACAGGTGGGTCAAATGACCAAACTAATGCCGACAATGATGATGGTTCATCAAACAATGATGTCTTCGGTGGAAATGGTGTAGGTTACAATGGTAACTTCTCTACACTTAACAACAGTGGTGAACATGGTATCCTTGTTGGTACTAAAGAAGCTATTGGTACTGTTAAGTTACTTGACTTAGCTACTGAGTCTGAGTACCAAATCGAGCGTCAAGGTACATTGTTCGTTGCTAAATATGCAATGGGACATGGTGTACTACGCCCTGAGTGTGCTGTGAAGATTCTTCCTGCATAAACCCTCTTAATCCTAGCCCTCCTTGGTAATCCCTTGGAGGGCTTTTTTTTTACAATGAAAAGAAAAGGCGTATCATTACGAAAAGAACATAAGTCCAAGAAAGGTGGTCTCACTAAAAAAGGGCGAGACTACTACAACAGAAAGACAGGTTCTAATCTGAAAGCCCCACAACCTGGTGGAGGAGCTAGAAAGCGTAGCTTCTGTGCTAGAATGAAAGGTGTTAAAGGAGCTATGAAAGATTCTAAAGGTCGCCCTACTCGCAAAGCTCTAGCCCTTAAACGATGGAAATGTTAAATTATGTCACTATACGAAAATATTAATAGACGCAAAAAACTCGGTATCAGCCGTTCTAAAAAGAAATCTACTATCTCTAAGAAGTCCTATGACAACATGAAGAAGGGGTTTCCAAAGAAAAAATAGATGGATAAAAAAGTCGCTAAAGAACTTCTTGTTAAACACAAGGAAGCACTAGACATACTATTAGAATCTGATGGTATGGGCGACATTAAAGTCAGTGCTGACAAAGCACTTAAAGTTGCCGAAGAAGGCACTAAAGAATTTCAAAAGACACTACTAGAAAAGTTTAGAGAGTTCCCTATTGTTGAAAAGGTTACATCTCTAGGTACTGCTGGTACTGTCGCAGTTAGTACAGCAGCAGTCACACAGACTGAGTTAGCTGTAGATATGACCCAAGTCTTCGTAGCTGAAGTTGCAGAAGATGTTGTAGAAGAACGATTTGAAGTCCCTCAGTTCTTTGAGATGATGATTGATTTCAATGACCTCAATGATTGGGGACAACAAGTTATCGCTGAGAAGGTTGCCGAGGTTTCCGAACTACAATCGACTTCTCAACCAACTGCTGAGTCCTCGGACACCAAACCT